CAAATTAAGAGTGATTGGGATATAGAGCGACCACAGATGATCGCTGATCTTTTGAGCCAATGCAGCACCTTACAGATGGAAGCTAGAAGGGCAGGCCAATATCACATTGCTCTTGGTGCTATTAACACAGCAGCAAAATTAGCTTCCCTTTGCTCTTGACAATTCTTTTAACAGCTAAACAAGGTCACGTTTTATTCGCTGCAGATCGAGCAGATGATTTTAATGTTGAAAAAACTTTAGAGAAAATAAAAACAGATTTACATCCAGGGCAATTAGCTTTTGTAGAAGATGAGTCAACAGAAATAATTGGATTATCAGCAGGTTATGGAGCAGGAAAAACTAGAGCGTTATGTGCCAAGACAGTACATTTAGCTATGTCAAATCAAGGTTTTATTGGTTGTGTAATGGAACCAACAGGACCATTAATTCGAGATATTTGGATGACTGATTTTGATAATTTTTTAGAAGATTATGAGATTCCTTATACATTCAGATCATCTCCTTTGCCCGAATATATTCTTCATTTACCTGATGGAGACACTAAAATCCTGTGCCGATCTTTTGAGAACTGGTCAAGAATTATTGGTTTGAACTTAGCTTTTGTATTGACTGATGAAATTGACACAGTTACACCAACTATTGCTTCAAGAGCTTTTCCAAAAATTCTTGGTCGTTTGCGTTCTGGGAATGTTCGGCAATTTGCAGCAGCTTCAACACCTGAAGGATTTCGGTGGATGTGGCACACATTTGGCTCTGACGAAGCAAAGAAACGTCAAGATCGTAAGTTAATAAAAATGAAGACAACGGATAACCCACATCTTCCTCCAGATTTTATTCAACGATTAGAAGCAAACTATGATCCAAATCTTTTACAAGCCTATTTAAATGGCGAGTTCTGTAATCTAACCACAGGTCAAGTTTATGACCGATTCAATAGAAAGTTACATATAACTGATAAAAAATTCAATTTTGATGAGGAGCCATTACGCATTGGAATTGACTTTAATATTTCCAACATGTCTGCTGTTATAGGGGTGCGTACTGGTGAAAAGCTAGTCATAATTGATGAAATTACAGGAGCACATGACACTGATGCTCTTGCTAAAGAAATCATTCGTAGATACCCACATCAACGAATTTTTGTTTATCCAGATTCTTCTGGGGGAAATCGTTCAACTAATGCAGCACAAACTGATATATCCATACTCGAAAGTTATGGATTCTCAAATCAAAGTCCAAAGGCGAACCCACCAGTCAGAGATAGAGTCTCGGCTGTCCAAGCTCTTCTTGAGAATGGACAAGGACAAATACGATTGGAGATTGCTTCCTGTTGCAGACGCTTAATTGAGTGTCTTGAATTACAGAGTTATACAGAAAAAGGTGATCCTGACAAAGAAGCAGGATATGATCATGCGAATGATGCCTTAGGTTATTTAGTTTGGCGTGAATTTAATCCTTTATATGCAAGAGCAGGACGAGGAACAGGTATTAGGCTGTATTAAGACTAAACTGTTCACATAGCGTTGAGGTTCCATCGTGTATAGCGGTTACAACTATTACAGTCGTGATAAAGCTGGTACAGAAACTTTTGTAAATGATCCAAATGCAGCTTGGCAAATACAAGAGCCTCATTGGATCCTTATAGAAGATTTAATGGGTGGATCTTATGAGATGCGTAAAAAGCATAGGAGATATTTACCGCAAGAGCCTAGAGAATTAGATGAAAGTTATGACAACAGATTAGCTCGTTCTGTTTGTCCTCCTTTTTATCAACGTCTTGAAAGAATGTTAGCTGGAATGTTAACAAGAAAGCCTGTTCGTTTAACTGATGTTGCTGATGTAATTCGGGAGCAATTATTTGACGTAGACCTACAGGGAAATGATCTCAATGTCTGGACTTATGAGACTGCCAGAAAAGTAATTAGATATGGACATTGTGGCGTTTTAGTTGATGCTCCTGCTGCTGGTGAAAATGGAAGACCATACTGGGTGACTTATTCGCCAAGAGAAATCTTAGGATGGAGAACAGAGTTAGAAGATGGTCAGCAAAAATTTAGTCAACTTAGATTGCTTGAACATGTCTTTGAGCCTGATGGTTTATATGGTGAAAAAGAAGTAGAGCAAGTTCGTGTTTTAACTCCTGGCAAATTTGAAATTCATAGAAAAGATTCTGAGACTGGTGATTATAAATTATTTGATGAAGGTGCAATGAGTTTATCTGAAATTCCTTTTTCTGTTGCTTATTCCAACAGGATTAATTTGATGGAGTCACGTCCACCAATGGAGGACATAGCAGAATTAAATTTAAAGGCTTATCAAGTCCAATCTGATTTAGATAATCAACTCCATATTTCAGCCGTTCCTATGTTGGCTTTTTATGGTTTCCCTCAATCATCTGAAGAAGTTTCTGCTGGCCCTGGTGAGGCAATAGCTTTTCCTGCTGAAGGTCGGGCAGAATATATTGAAAGCAAAGGTACAAGTTATAACGCACAATTTCAAAGACTGGAGCAATTAGCTGCTCAAATTAATGAACTCGGATTGGCAGCAGTTCTAGGGCAAAAGCTATCCGCAGAGACAGCAGAAGCAAAAAAAATAGACCGATCACAAGGAGATTCAACAATGAAAGTAGTGGCACAGCAGATTCAAGATATGATTGATAATTCACTTACATATCATGCTCAATATTTGGGTAGTAACGAAGCTGGAAGTAGTTTTGTAAATAGAGATTTCTTGGCAGCTCGTCTTGATCCGCAAGAGATAGGAAGTTTGCTACAACTTTATACGGCTGGAACTATTTCGCAAGAAACATTGCTCAAGCAATTAGAGGAAGGAGAAGTACTTGGTGATGAATTTGATGTTGAGGAAGAGTTAGAAGCGACACAGCAAGGAGGCTTAATTGAAATGGATCAACCTGAACCAGAAATTACAGAAGAAATGCCTGAAGAAGATGATGACAACGAATAATGTCAACACAATTAACTGCTGGTGAAGGAGTCCCTAGTGTTTTTTATAGAAACGCTATAGATCTAAATCGTTTCAGTAATGGTATTGCAAGAAAACTTGCTCAAGAAAATGTCAACGTTATTATTCGTGCTGTTGAGCAATTAAAAAAGATTGATGAGTCAAAAGGACCTTCATATAGAGCTGCAAGATTAAGATCATTAATTAAGCAAACAAAAAAAACACTTTCCAGTTGGCAAGAAAAAAGTGTTGATGTAATGATTGAAGAGCTTGAAAATGTAGCAAGAGTACAGGCTGGATTTGTTGAAAATCAACTAAAAAAAGCTTTACCTGCTGGAATGCAAAAGCAGATCGTTGAGGAAATAGGCTATAGCGTTCAATCTGTTGCTGTTAGCCCTGGTTTCGCTAAGGCTGTTGTTACGAATACACCAACAAAACTAAATTTAGGACAGGCAGGAAAATTTAACTTAACGGCAAAGCAAGGTTCAGAAGTTCTGTTACCTAATGGGGAAACAATTAGTAAGGCTTTCAGAGGATTAGCTACAAAGCAAGCAAACCAATTCAATCAAATTGTTAGAACAGGTCTTTTGTCTGGAGAAACTACCCGAGATATTACTCGTCAACTTGTAGGGAATTTAGATTTTGGGGAAAAAGCTAAAACAATAAAACAATTAAATATGGCTGGAGGTGAGGTAACAAAAATAGCAACTAATCAGATCAATACAATTGTTAGGACAAGTATTAATCAAGTATCAAATGCAGCTAGTCAAAGTGTTTATAAAGCTAATAAGAAAATCACAAAAGAGTATCGTTATATATCCACTTTAGATTCAAGAACTTCAACTATTTGTCGGAATTTAGATGGACAGATTTTTGAATATGGCAAAGGGCCAGAGCCTCCTCAACATTTCGGTTGCAGGTCTACAACTGTTCCTGTTATTGATTACAAAGGAAATGGTTGGCCTGCCCCACCGTCTGTAACTACAGCTAAAAGAGCAAGTGCTGATGGTCCTGTCCCTGCAAATACAACTTATGGAAAATGGTTATATGACAATAGAAAATCAGGAACAAAATTTACTCCTGGACCAGAACAAATAAAAGCATTAGGGAAAGAAAAGGCTAAATATTTTAATCGTCTTGCTAATAAATATGGCCCAGATCAGGCAATGTCTAAGTTTATGAGGGAAGATGGTTCTGAGGTTACGTTAAAAAAATTAGAATCAAGATATGGGAAACCTGAAGACATAAAACCAAAACCAAAACCAAAACTTGTTGATTGGGATGCAGTTTCTAAGTCGCCAAAAACAAAAGCTGCTTTAAAAGAATCCAAAAAACTTTCAGAACAAATTTCTAAAATAAAAGCACCTGTAGTTAATGAAGCTTATAAAAACGAAATAAAAAACTTCAGCCAGAATGAATTAACAAACCTTAAAACATTTTTAGAACAATCTATTGATACAAGTAGTAAAGGCTCAAAACAATACAGTCAATCTGTATCTGAATTAAATGTCGTCAATTCTCTATTAAAGACAAAACCAAAATATGTAAAGCTTACAGATGCTCAAAAGAAATTAGTTGATAAACAAATTCAATCGAAAATAAAGAAAACACCTGTCACTGAAGTTGCAACTTTCAAAAAACTTTCAGCAGGAGATCAATCTGAAATTAATTTCTTAAAAGGTTTAAAACTTGATAGTGAGAATAAAAAAGATTATTGGAAGGCATCTAAAGCTTTATATACAGAAATAATACCAAAAGGAAAATTCAAAACTATTACACCGAAAGAACTAGCAAGAAGACTTGAAGATTCAAAGATTGCTAAGTTACAAACTAAGCTTGATAAAGCAGCAAAGAAAGCATTACAACCTAAAAAAGATATTGATTCAAGACGATGGGATGATCCTAGTTTGTTAAATAAAGATCTTGCGATTGAATCATATAAGAGTTCAGTAAGGAAGCAGTCAGCAAAAGGAAAAACAACAACAAGAGATTTATTTTTCAAGCCTAAAGCTACAGAAGTTGGTTTAACACCTTCTGAATATACGCAAACAGGAAAGTTATTAAAGGAATGGTCTAGTGCTGGTTATATGGATGTTCGTGGTGTTCAAATACAACAGGCTAAGACTGTAGGAGCCCAATTAAACCCTGGACAAGTCCAAACATTAAAAAGATTTAAGGCTCGAACTGGATACGGTAGAACAGAAGCAAAAGCATCATCAATACAAAGCGAATGGGCTAGAAATGCAGATAAAATGGAAAACTTTATTGCTAAGAATCCTAAATGGAAAGGATTACCAGAGGATTTATTGCCGAATCAGGTTGAATCTGATGGCACTATTTTTAGAGGTATGGCTTTCGATGATTTTGAAGTCGTTCAATCAATAATTGAATCATATAAAAATGCAGATCCTAGTCTGGCAATGGAAAGTTGGTCTGCTTCAAGAAGAGTTGCTGGTGATTTCTTAGAAGGCGAACTGAAAACAAATCAAGTTCTTCTCAAGCAGGTTAATAAATATGGAACATCTATTCAGCCTTGGAATGAATTAGATGAAAGAGAAATTCTTCAACCAAGAGGTGTTCGTTATCAAGTTAAATCTGTAAAAACAAAAAGATGGAAAGACACTATTGATATTGATGAAGATGAAGTGGATTACACTTTTACTGAAATTGTTTTAGAAGCTTATTAAAAAGCTTCAGGTGGTTTTTTAGATACACGAATTACTTCTGCCCCATCTTTTTCCATATCTTTTAAAATTTGTTCTGTTGTTCTTCTGTTTTCAGTATCAACAGAGTATCCAATATTTACATCTGTAAAACGACCAGATCCTTCATAGGATTTCTTAGCCATAATTAAATCAAATTAATATAATTCTATTATGGCGAAAAAGAAAAAGAAGGGCAAAGGCAAGAAGAAGGGTTATTGTTAAACTACCTTAACAACCTTGTGGGTTTTTATGCCTGACGAAACAACTGCTCCTGTGGAGCAAGCTGTTGATTCCGAAAAAGAGAATCTAAAAGCTGAACTAGAAGCGATGCGTAAAAAAAACGCTGAGCTATTAGACGAAACAAAAAAAGCCAAGGCAAAAGCCAAGGCAGTTCCTGATGTAGATGTACAAGCTTTAATTGATTTTAAGAACAATGCTGAGCAAGCTGAACTTGAAAAACAAGGGAAGTACACAGAAGCTCGAACAAAATTAGAAGAACAATATCGAGAAAGATCTTCTGAAAAGGAAAAAAAGATTGCAGAACTTGAAGCTAAAGTTCGTGAATTGGAATTAGTTTCACCTGCTGTTCAAGCTTTAGCTGAAATAGTGCATGATCCTAATCTTGTCTTAAATAACTTCTTACCAAAAGAAAAAATAGAAGTTGATAACGGTGTTCCTGTCGTTGTCGATGGATATGAAAGAACTCCTGTGTCTGACTGGGCTAAAGGCAAACTTCCTGATTATATTTTAAAGCAACCAAAGCCTAAAGGTGGCGGTGCTTCTGCAAGTAGATCTAGCGGAGGTGATATTCCTGCTGGAACTAAAAACCCATTTGCTGCTGAAAGTTTCAACATTACAGAACAGATGAGGCTATATAGAACTGACAAAGATTTATATGATCGCTTGAAAAATTCAGTTGCACGCTAATATATTGTCATAAGGCAAGGCTGTGCTGAGCCATCGGGTTTGTGACCCACATCGTAAAACTAATTTCTGGTAATTTTTATGGCCACCGTAAGGTCGGACGTAATCATTCCTGAGGTCTTTACGCCGTATTTGATTGAGCAAACAACTCAGCGTGATGCCTTTTTGGCAAGCGGTGTGGTTCAACCAATGGCTGAGCTTAATGCGACTGAAGGTGGTGATTTCGTCAATGTTCCATTTTGGAAAGCAAATCTTTCAGGAGATTTTGAGGTATTAACTGATAGCAGTTCTTTAACACCTGGCAAAATTCAAGCTGATAAGCAGATTTCTGTAATTCTTCACAGAGGTCGTGCCTGGGAAGCAAGAGACTTGGCGGCTTTAGCTGCTGGCTCTGATCCAATGGCTGCTATTGGTTCAAAAGTTGGTGCGTATATCGCTCACCAAAGACAGAAAGACTTGCTATCAGCATTGTCTGGAGTATTTGGTTCGATTAATGCAAATGACAGCAACTCTGCTTTATTTGCTAATTGTATTGACTCAGAGAGTGGTGACACTCCTACAGGTTTAAGTCCTAAGCATGTAGCAAAAGCCAAGTCAATTCTTGGAGATGCAGGTGATCAGCTTTCTGCTGTTTGTATGCACTCAAAGGTCTACTACGATCTCGTTGAGAGAAAATTAGTGGATTATGTTGTCGCTGGTGATACTAATGCTGGTGCAACTGCATCTGGTGGTTCAATCGTTTCTGCTTACGGTAGTAATGGTGCTGTCCCAACTTATTGCGGATTAAGAGTTATCGTTTCTGATGACGTAGCCAAGACTGGTTCTGGAGCAACTACTGAGTATTCAACTTATTTCTTCACCCCTGGAGCAATTGCTTCTGGTGAGCAAGCAGGTTTGACTACTGAGACAGACAGAGACATCCTTGCAAAATCTGATGCAATGGCTGTTGATCTTCATTACACATATCATCCTGTTGGTACTAAGTGGGCAGTAACAACTGTTAACCCAACTCGTGCTCAACTTGAAACCGTAGGCAACTGGTCGAAAGTCTACGAGCAAAAGAATATTGGTATCGTGAGAGCGACCAATGTTTCTGCTCAGGATTAGAGGTAACTAATTATGGCATCACAATTTGAAGCCGTTGCTGGTAAGGCTATTGGTTACACAACTGGTGGAACTGTTACTCAAGCAACTAACAAAGGAACTGCTGTGACTCTTAATACAGAGTCAGGTCAGATCACAATGAACGCTGCTGCTTTAGCAGACGGCGCAGAAGTTACATTTCAAGTCAACAATGA